CAACGTGGAAGTGCAATCAACCGCAGCCAACTCAGTGAGTTTCAGAAAATCTTTCGAGATTCCGCTGAACACCGTTGACATGCGGTGCCGATAGTGTATTCTACATCCATCGCGGTGAGGGCCGCGAGGGACAAACACTCAAACCGGGAGACAGGACAATGGCAAACGTCAAGACGATCGTCGAAACCGCCCGCAACAGTCGCAACGAACGCGGCATTGCCTATCTGGCAGCGAAGGACGTTGCAGTCCTGATTCGGGCAGCCCTGAAGAAGGCGTTCCCGGCGGTCAAATTCAGCGTCCGCAGCGACCGGAATTCAATGACGGTATGCTGGACAGACGGACCCCGCAGCGGTCAGGTGCTGGACATCTGCCGTCAGTTCACCTTCGGCGGGTTTGATGGCAGCATTGATCTGGAATACATCAGCCGTAACTGGCTGCTGCCGTCCGGCGAAATGGCTGCAGCCGAAAGCCGTGGCACTTCAGGTTCAATGGGACACGTCAAGGGATATGCAACCGACTGCCCCGAGCCGGGAGCCGTTCTGGTTGACAGCAATGTGAAATACATCAGCCCGGTGCGGGAACTGTCAGCCGAGTACACAGCAGACCTGCGGAAGCGAGCCGTACAACGGTACGGCATCAATGACAACGGGGCAGAAAGTTGGAAGCTGTATCACGACGGAGAAACGCTGGATTACTGGATGAGACGAACGGAAGAACTGGCAACAGCCTGACAAACCCGAACCCCGGACACTCTCCGGGGTTTTTTGTTTTTCTTTGCAGATTGTCCGAAAGGGTGTTGACACGTTGCGCCGATAGTGTAAGATGTGGACGTGCGGTGAGGGCCGCAGCAACAAACACACAAGCTGGGAGATACAGTGATGATCCAGACAACGACGATTGAGACGAAGTCAGCACAGGCCGAAGTAGAAGGCTATCTGGTCCGACGTCGAGACAGCAGCTACCCAATGGGACCGATTAACAGCTACGTGCAGGGGCTGCGGGGCGCGGCATCAATCATGAATGGTATGCCGCTTGATCGACAGGGCCTGAGCGAAGTAAACGAACGACGGGCGGCAATGGGTCTGCCAATCATCAAGATCCGGAATCCAGAACAGTTCCTGCCGTTCACTCCGTGCGGCTGACACACCCACCCCCAACACCCGGCGGACTGTCTGCCGGGTTTCCGAGCGGTTTTTTGAGGGATCAGAATCATGGAACGTTATGCGGTGCAGTTGGTGGGCAGCGGGCAGATTGTCAGCAGTTGGCTGTCGGGAATGGACACCGCGCTGCTGCTCTCGACGCGATTCGCGAAGCCGGCGGTAGTGGTGCAGTTCAGCGAGTGGGCACCCGGGCGGCGGTTGGCTGCGTTGGGTGGTAGGCGTTGGCAAGGTGCTTACCCGCTTGTAACGTGTGGGCCGGACGGGTCTCTGGTGTTTACCGGCGAAATCGTATCCGCGCAGGAAGCTGGCTATACGGTGACGGAGTGCGGTTGTGCAGCGTACAAGCGAGGAGGCTGAGAGATGCGGTTTGCAGTCTGGATTAGGCTGAGCGACGGCACCCGGTCCCGTTACGGGGTGTACGACAGCCGCGAGGAGGCAGACGCAGTTGCGGCGTTAGTCGGCGGTGTGGTGGAGCTGGTGTGACATCAGCCCGCCAGCCGGCGGGCGTTTTTTCGGAGGGGCACAATGGGACTGATAACAACAGCAGAGCAACTGGCAGAGGCAATCGTCACGGACCCGGAGCGGGTGGCGGAGTGTTTGGGCCGGATCAACCGATTCGGAGGACAGGTGCCGCACTGCACTGTGCTGCGGCACAGTCTGGAGGTGTACTACAGGATCTATGCAGATCCGGATGCGTCGGACGCGGCGCGGCTGTGGGCACTTTTGCACGACTGCCACGAGATACTGACCGGGGACGTGGTGCGCCCCTACGTCACTGCACGTCTGCGGATGGATCAGCAGGAGATTGATAACGCAATCATCAGGCGGCTGCCGCAGTTGGTGCCACAGCCGGATAGCATCAGTTGGCGGGAGGTCGCGGCAGCCGATCGGGCGGTAGGTGACTTTGAGTTGATGCAGATGGAGCGGGACCGGGCACCCTATGATGTTTGCGGCGACGCGGAGGATTCGTGGACAAGTCTGGTCCGTGAACTGATTACGATCGGGGGTGCGGCGTGAGTGAGCAGATGGAGTCTCTGAGGGCATTTGCGGCGCGTGAGCGTGGCCACCTGCTGGAGCACTGTCCGCCAATCCCGGTGGTATCAGATTGGTTTCTGGAGGTCGATCGCGATGGCCGACTTACAGGCCAGGTGATCAGCGGAGCCTGCACCAGTCACGTGCAGTACGATCCGAGGTTCCGCGCCGTGTTCCGCCATGACTGCACATTCTACAGCTCGGGGCTGGGCGAGTGGTTGCATGTGGTCGAGACATTCTGGCGGCAGACACTCCGGCAGTGGCAATCGTACAGGCGACTAGGCGAGGTGCTGCAGGCTGCTGAAGACTGTACGCCGGAGACGCATGAGGAACGCTGGCGTGCGGTCTATGAATGTCTGGGGTGGAATCCGGACACAGCACGAGAGCAGTATTTGGAGCGGAGGGCGGGGCGATGATCCCGTTGGCAATCAGACGTCACAACCTGCAGGATCTGACGCTGGGACAGTCCACACTTCTGACGGTCGCATCCTGCGAGGAACGCCAGATCCGGCGAGCGATGGGCGCGGTGAACGCAGAACGCAGCGACGGGCTGCGGTTGAAGACCCTGCGGACGCCGGACGGCCTGCGGGTGTGGCTGGTCGAGTGCGTGGAGGTTGCTGACTGTCCTGAGTGGAAGACGGGCAAGTCCCGGAGGTTTCCGGGGCGTGATCCGGTTGCGGTCCAAAAGTCCGTCGTCAAGCTGAATGAGTGGGCGAGGGTGCTGCGGAGGCCGTATCGGTTTCGGGTGATCGTTCGGGATTCGGTGCCAGTCGTCCTGAAGCTGCCGAAAAACAAGACGATCCGCATCCGGCGTGAGGCGGAATTGTCACGAGTGATGCGGGCCGTTGAACGCCTGCGAGCAGGTCAGGGTACAGTCGTGCGTGGTGTTGAGCGGTGCGACATCATCCGGGCAAAATGGCGGATGAAAAAGCGCGGCATTCGGTTTGTGGTCAGGCATATCGGGGAATCAGTTTGGAACGTGGAGAGGGTGAGCGAATGAGCGAAGAACTGGCAAAAACGATTGAACGTCTGGAACAGTGGGTGGAGCACTGGCAGCCGCATTACCCTCCCGAATTCATCGCCGATCTGAATGCACTGATCGGCACGGCAAAGGCGGCGGTGCGAGTGGTCGAGATGCTGCAGGGGTTGGAACACGTGATGGTCAGATCCGACGACGACACCTTAGAAGTGATGGCCTGCGCACACGCAGTGGATCATGCGGTGGCAATTCTGCGAGGGGAGTGCACACAGTGAGTGAGCCTGTAAAAATCACGCTGGGAACACGGGTTATTGTGGAGATTGGTGGAGCCGACTTCGATGCTGGGACGGTGATGAGGCTTGAGTTGTCGCCTGTGGATTACCACACCACACGCGTAGCGAATCCTGACGGCACGTTTACGCATCGAACAGTCGGCGCAACGATGCGGCTGGAATTGACCTGTGATTTGCCGATTGTGATGGAGCCATGAACATGACACCATACTTTCAGCAGGACGGCGTTACGCTGTACCACGGGGACTGCAGGGAGATTCTGCAGGGGTTGCCAGATGAGTCAGTGTCTGCCATCGTGACTGATCCGCCCTATGGTCTGGCATTCATGGGCAAAAAATGGGACTACGACGTTCCAGCCGTCGAAGTGTGGGCTGAATGCCTGCGAGTGCTGAAACCCGGCGGGCATTTGCTGGCGTTTGCTGGCACCCGTACCCAGCACAGAATGGCGGTGCGTATCGAGGATGCGGGCTTTGAGATTCGCGACATGATTGCATGGGTGTACGGCAGCGGGTTTCCAAAGTCTTTGGACGTGAGCAAGGCGATTGATCGGGCAGCAGGAGCGGAGGGCAGTCGTGGGCCAATGAAGCGAGGAGGCGAGCGACTTGCCCGCTTGGAAGATGGCAAGCGTGACGGGGAAGGACGCTGGGGCGACGAGGCAGGCCGCGACCCTTACACCTACCTTCCATTCACCCCCGAAGCCCAGCAGTGGCAAGGCTGGGGCACCGCCCTGAAACCCGCCCTTGAAACGGTTACTTTTGCCTCAAAGCCGTTCACAAATGAACAGGAACGGGATATAATCCTATCGAACCTAATTCAATTGGAGGCCCGTTTATGGTTGCTGTCGTCTGCGAGTGCTGCGGAAAAAAGTTCAACGTCAAACCAAAGCGAGTACGGCGCGGCGTGCGCTATTGCTCAATGGGGTGCCGACGAAATCACCAGTACACGGGCCGCTTTGTGCGATCCGATGGGTACGTCGCTGTTCGAGTTGGTGACGACTACCAGCTTGAACATCGTTTCGTCATGGAGGCGCACCTTGGCCGAAAGCTGGAACGATGGGAACACGTCCACCACCGAAACGAAGTCAAGCACGACAACCGACTTGAGAACCTTGAAGTTCTCACTGTCGCAGATCACACCCGCGAGCATCATCAAGGCGTGCAGCCTTCCCGGTGGGTTCAGTGTAAATGCCTCAACTGCGGAAAGCCACTTCAACGCCTCGCTGTCGTTGTTGCAAAGCATCCGCACACTTTCTGCGACCGAGCGTGCTATGTCGCAGGCGCATCACGAACACCAGGGCGCGGGCGCAAAGCCGAACCTTGACCCTTGCATCATGGCACGCAAGCCGCTGATTGGCACTGTTGCCGAGAATGTGCTGTCGCATGGCACGGGGGCAATCAATGTGGACAGGTGCAGGGTGGGGACGTCAAAAAATGTTCCGGCGAGTGTCAGTAAACATAACGTTGCAGCAGTGTACAACGGCGGGTGGGATAAGGGCGAAACACCCGGAGTTGGTGGACACGATCCAAACTTAGGCCGATGGCCCGCCAATCTGATCCATGATGGCAGCGAGGAAGTGGTGGGGCTGTTTCCGGAGACGATGGGCAAAGTTGGGATGACTAAGCACGGCAGCGGAACAAACACCAAGTATGGCAAGTTTGCTCGCACTGATCAGTCAGTTGTAAATGATGGCGTAACTGACTCCGGTTGCGCAGCCCGTTTCTTCTACACGGCGAAGGCAGACAAGTCCGACCGTGGGCCGGGCAACAATCACCCGACAGTGAAGCCGGTGGATTTGATGCGATATCTGGTCCGGCTGGTGTGTCCGATCGGCGGG